CCGTATTCCTTGAGCAGGGTACAGTGGTACTTCGTTACTTCATCTAACAGACCATCGGCTTCGTTGTCCGTTATAAACAAACCTTTCATGTTCCTCCTATGCAAGGTGGGCTTGACTGTATCGTCGCCCACCTATCAGTTGGTCGAATGGATTAGAACGGGGTATCGTTATCAAAGTCCTGTGGGTTAGGAAGCTGAACAGGGGCATCCATAACAGGCGCTGGTACGTTGACCTTACCTACCGGAGTCTCAAGTTGCAGGGATTGAATCATACCTTCAGGGCGAAGCATAACCACCCCATCAAGTTTGAACATCCCATCTTCCCATACCCAACCAGACGCATCGGTGAATTGTCCGTTTTCATCCATGATCATAGTGTCAGCGACACCAAGTTTTTTGTGTGGGCGGTTCTTCATTACAACCACACGCACACGTCCACGAGAACGGTCTGGTAGCTCTTCTGGTTCAACACCTAATACAATCCAGGATAATTGTTCCAGTGCAGCAGAACCACGCAGGTCTTCTTTACGTACAGGATACCAGAAAGGCAACATGTTGCCGTCTTTGTCCTTCGGTAGCTGAAGTTCTTTACGCTTCATGTGGCTAATGCTGAGAATGAACACATCGTACTGCTTACAGAATGCCGCAAGCTCGGTCATGATGTTGTCCAGATCTCGACGTTCGTTATCCGATTTAAGGCCGGAGATAACCATGCTGAGGTGGTCAAGGATAATCCACTTACACCCATCCAGGAATACCATTTGTTTCAGCTTCTGAATCAACTGATCCGTAGGGATAGAGCCGAAGTGATCAAAGATCTTGATCTTGTCCTCCTTAATCCAGCGTTGGTGAATCTCCAGGTGCTGCTCTTCGGTCAGGAACTGCTCAGGGTCTGCCACGAAAGCTTTAGGGTCAACCTTCAACTCCTCAGCGTACAGGCTGTTTACAGACTCTTCCTCATCCTCTTCCAGACGAATGATCGCAACCTTTTCATGTTCAGTCCAACCATCAAGACGAGGAATGCTCATATCGCGAAGGTAGTTCACAATGGCATACTCGATCTTACGTGAGATTGTTGACTTACCACCACCAGACGGGCCAGTCAGTGTCCACAACTCACCAGTACGAGGACCTTTGGTTAACTCATAAAGACGAGGCATACCCGGCAATGGAACACCATCTTTCTTCTTCTTGCGAAGGTTTTCGATGGTAATGTTGCTCAGACTGATCAGCTTGTCTGGGACATAGCGGTCTTCTGCCTTGGAGAACATGTTCCAGATCTCACGACCCTTACCAGCATCGTACATGTCACGAACGTCTTTAACCCCGGCAGGGTCATTTCGTTCATTAGGGTAACGTGCCACAAAGATGTTGTCTGTCAGCAGGAATGCTGCCACATCGTCTGTTGCTTCCTTACCTTTCTTGACCTTACGTTCTTTTTCCAGAGCGGTTGCTTCATCGTTATCAAAACCGAGAACAACCTTCTCATAGCCACGAATGAACTTTTCGTTGTTGGCAAAGGTATCTACTGCGTTGGCTGTGCCGCAGTTTAATCCGACAAATGGTAATGTCGGAACACCTGCAACCTCTTCACCGTTCTGAATAGAGGCGATACCTTTCAGAACGCTTGCAGCCCAATCCTTAACACCCTTCGGTGCATTAGGGCTTGCTTGCAGAGCTTTCACAAACTCAAAGCCTGCCTGCCAACCAGCAGTAACATCACCCTCACCCTCTACGATGAAGATCTGTTTACGACCTGCACCCATAGCGGCTTCGTGTTGACCGAAGAACTGTGAAGCGGCCTTAACAGTCCCCACCACAGAGAAGTGACCTTTCTTCTCTTTTGGTAGAGTCCAGTCGCGTTTTTTATATCCAGTCAGCTTACCGTACTTGTCATAATATGGCAAATAGGTTGCTGTGATCGTCACGCCGTCACTTGGGGATACGGATGAACGGATCTTAAAATATTTTGCTGCGTCGAGAGAGAGACTCATTTCAGGAACTGGCAGAATGCGGGTGCCATTGACTACAGATTCCAGGGTCTCTTCTTCACGTTGCTGATAACTCACTCTTCCTCCACGATTGCCTTTACTTCCAAAATTCTGTGCTTTCGGGTTCTCCTGTCCACCTTGTCGGTAAGCAGCCCAATCCGGACCATTTCCCATCATCTCTCCTTAGAATGGCTTAACTACTACAGCTACATACCAATTACCGTCAACGGTGATCCCGCCACTAATGTGGTAACCCTTTTCAAAATAGGCATTCAGTCGGTCTTCAAGATCCTTGATGTCGCGACACTGAAGGATTTGTACATTTTTCAACTACCCTCCTACTTGTTTTCTTGATAGAAAGCCTCTGCAAAACCACGAGGCGTACAGCTACGGATGTTCTTAGTCTTGATAGACTTGCCACCACACTTTTTCCATCCGGGATTATCTTTGTGCAATTCCTTCACAGGAAGCTTTGTGGGCTGTTTTGCACCATTACCCATCCAAATACACGTCTTCTTGTTGTAAGCGTCTTGTGGAGGGTATACATGCGGATACAGAGGGTGTACGTCATCAGGAGGAAGATACCCGCCGTAATCCTTTGGATCAAACATGTAGTCTGGTTTGCGATACATCGACGAGAGAACACCAACCGGGTTCTCAAAAGCCCAAGGAACGCCGCATTCATTACCCAATTTCTCTACCAGCAGGCATAACTCCATCGCTTCCTTCTGGAAGTTAGGGTTAGCAGCGCGTTTTTTAGCCCAATGTCTTGAACCTGCATTGGTTAGGTGAGTACACTCTGGGAAGCCAAAGACGAGGTGAACACCTTCACCAACCATCTCCGCGATCTCTGATGCTTGTTCGTTGGTTTTGTCATGGAAAAACCACATACCAACCTTAACCAGATTGCCTTCCCGGTGGATACCGGGGGAATGCTGACCATCAAATGTCCAGACTTCATAGCCAGCCCTTAACCAGGGCTGTGCCATTACAGAGGTGTAATCATAAAGAATTATGATCTTCTTTGTCAATCAACCTCCGTCAATGAAGAACTCGGACAACAGTCCCGTTCTCAATTTTATATTTTGCCTCTGCGGAGATCTGGTGATCTGTCTCCCCGCCAATCATCATTGCGATGTTGTGCTTAGTTCTCACCAAAGTATAGTTCAGATATCCTTCTGCTTCGTGCTGTGACACGATGGTAAAACCTTCGTCCAGCAGTTCAGCCAACTCTGATTCGATATCCGCTTTTTCTCGTTCACTGATCTTGAACTCAACCAAACGGACAGTGTTCTTTCCAGCCATTAAAAGCTCTCCTCTCGTTCAAAGCAACCTTCAATCTCTGCATTACGCAGATGTTCACGTAGGTGATGGTACAGGACATTATTTGGAATGTCAACGTAGATCTGGGAGTTACTTTTGAATACAGCATAATACTCTAACTCCTGGAAACCGTTGTAGTCCCAGTCGCTCTCTTTACTGTAGAAGTCTGGCTTCTGAACAGTATAAAGTGCTTCAACAACCACAGCACCGTGGTCAGGATGATCGTATTCAAACTCAATCTCTACCTTTTGAGACTTATTCATTTATCCTCCACGGAAAAAGGAAGAACATCGGTGTGGACCATACGTGCCTGCGATAAATTATCAAGCATCTTTCCTACACCAGCGCTCGTTTCAAATACCCCAGCCTTATCTGCTAATGCTCCAACAACCTGATACGCTTCACCACAAATACCCTCCAATTCTTCAACCCTTGTCAGAAGACGGAGGATGTTCTCAGGGCAAGCTGCGGCGATGTAGGTTGCATCGACATCGTTATTCCACTGGGACAGATTACCTGTACTTGCATGGCGTACAGCAGGCCCCATGTTCGGATCAGTAATGAAGACAGTCTCCATATTCTTATCATCGGAGAAAGCTACCATTGAATGACCGTGCGAATCGATCCACCACTGACCTTGTGTTGCACCCTTTGCGAGGCGCTCAAGGTCTTCACGGAGCTTCTCGATTGAACGTTCCTTATTCATTATCAGCACCCTCGTAACGGGACATTGTTAACTGTGTGATGCCAAGAGCCACAGGCTCAGTAGTATCCACCACAAAAGTAACTGTCAGATCATCTGTAGACTTAGAATCACTCAGATCAACAACGATGAAGTCACCCACTTCAGGTGCGTCAGCACCCATGTCGAGGAAAACAACCGCCTCTGCATACTCACCGTCACCGATCACCCGCAGGGTAATATCGTTGCCTGGTCCACGGGTGGTGAAGTCATATACACGCACTTGCTTAGGCGCTTCATCCTCTTTGGCAAACAGCCAGTTAAACAGCTTTTTCAGCATTCTTCCGCTCCTTTAGTTCATTCTCGATATCACTCAAACGATTCCATGCCTCAACCTCTGCCTGCTGCATCTCGTCGTGATAATCGCGCGCCACGTCACGCAGTTTTAGTAGCTTCTCTGTGGAAACTTTGCTCAGGTCAGTAAAGTCTTCAACCTGCATTTTATTCTCCTTCTTCATTGTTGAGGTCATCGCAGAATTCTACCCATTTTTTCTGGGATTTAATACCGCTGCCATCGTTGCCCCATTTCTTATCGCGCTGGATAGCGACCTGATGAACAATACGATTAGTCAGGGCAAACGCCATACGATTGCTCATACGACGAAGTGGGTTGCCACGGTAATCACCAGCATTGTGCATATGTACCGCATCTTCCAGAGAGATATTCTTCGGGAGAGAGGTGATATCGTTATTGAATGCACGGACGTAGCCGAAACGACCATCGGTGATGTTTGGGTACTCAGGCAAGCGACGAGGAACGTAACCAAAGGCAGACATCATCTCGTCAAGAGAGGCCATTTGGATGTGAACGGTGTCCATTGCCTTTTCTGCACGGAGACCGGACATTGAATTCCAGTCTTCAATTTCCTTACGGAATTTTTTAGCCAACTCTAAACGAGAAAATGATGCCATGATTTTATCTCCTATTTGCCAGGGAAAGTTCTTTCGTAGAAGTCTACAATACGTTGGTCAACAATGATATCTTTTTCTTTGACCTTACGCAAGAGTCTTAAACCGTTTGCTGTTGTCGCACGACTGAAGGCAACATATGCCATTCCGGGTGCGAATGCGCCATACCCAAAGTCTATATTAAGTAGCGGCAATGTCAAGCCCTGAGCTTTATGAATTGTCACCGCCCATCCAAGACGAATAGGGAGAGCACGATACTCACCAATGGTGATCTTCTCCAACTCTTCAGTAACAGTTCCATCAGGATTACGAACCTTGATCGGGTTGTATTCAACATTCTCCCACACATGAGGCTCAACATCAACAACTTTCCCACACTCAAGACGGACTTTGATACCCTCTTTTCCAAGCTCAATCACTTCACCACGAGAACCGTTGACATATTCAGGCTCTTCAAAACCTTTCGGGTCATTCACAGTGATCATTACCTTAGCCCCTTCCTTCAGATACAACTCCTCCGGGACAGGTTTTTGGGTAAAATCACCCTGCTTCTTCGCAGTGTAGAGCACCGGAAGTCCGGGAACCTCTTCAAAACGCTTCCTGTTGACCTTTTCCGCAGCAGCATTCGTAGATGTGATAGTGATTGCGTCAGGTATTGCTTCTCCACCACGATAACAAACACCGTTCAGTTCCCTCACAATCTCCGGAATACGTTGACCACGACGAAGCAGGTTAAGAATATCGGAAAAGCGACGGCTGTTCTGACGATAAATCTTCTCAAGAAGCACCGGGTAAGGGTTAAGCTCTTGCCAGGTGTCAGAGAAACAACACAATTCCGTTGGGTGGAACTGGAAGTACATCTCCTTCTCCGAATCTGTGAGTACAGGTGGGTTCTGGAAGAAGTCTCCGAACATGCAGATCTGCAAGCCACCAAAAGGTTTATTTGGTTGTCTACGTGCAGCACGACACTTCATGTCCATTTCCCACAGCTTGTCAGCACGGAACATACTGATCTCATCAATGATGATGATCTTTAATGCTTTACTTTTCAGCAGTCTTTTTACTTTCGGCTTTAGTTCTTCAGCATCTTTCTGAGTCGCAACACCCATTGATAATCTAAACGCCCGGTGAGCCGTCATACCATCAACGTTAATGGCAGCAGCCCCCGTGGGGGCTACAGTTAAAACGGAACCGGCGTAAAGAGATTGGATGGTCTTAATGGTGTAGCTTTTGCCACTACCTCCGGGACCCGTAACGAATACGTTGTCACCGGACATGATAGCACCAAGGGCTGCTTCAACGCCCACACCAAAATCAGACATCAATCCTCCTTAGTTTCTTCTTCCAGATAGATTTCTTCCAGGATCTCTCCTGCTGAACCTATGACCAGTACATCGGGAGCACCAACTGGTTTCGGGGTTCCTGTCAACACCTCATAACGACAGCAACGGCACTTCTGCTGGTTGTAGTCGTAAGGGACACTTACAACATCAGCCGGGTTTACAGCTACTTCGATCAGGTTATTACCTGCGAAGCCGCCTGCGTATTCCAGAGAGGCAATGTGCAGACCTTGGCTACAAGAGACGCTTGGGTTATCTTCCACCATGTTTCGTGGCATAGAGATAATCTGGCCTTTGTAGTTAGGAACCTTCCCGGTGCGAGTATCACGAGGACCATTACTGGTGTTTGTGATCTTTTTATACGCCTTAACATCACCGTTCTCAAGGATCTCAAGATCATTGTGCTGGATAAAGTCATACAACATTTTCACAGAAGCATAAGACGGGTTGTGCATCAGCTTCTGCATGAACTTCACATAGCGCTCATCGAAAGTATCATTGTCGATATCGTTGAGGATACGTTTTGCAAGAGTGGTCTCTTGCTTCTGCCCGTGCCAGTACAGAACACCATCAAGAAGCTTCAAATCTGGACCGAGATCAACAACCTTTTCTGCCTTGAACTCTTGACCTGCACAGATCAATTCGATAGCACCCTGAATGTCACCTTCAATCAGCAACAGACCCACATCTGGGAAGATTGCATTGTCACGGTTGATCGTGTACTGATGACCAGTCGGCATCGAGATGCAAACGTTACCAGGAGTCATGATGACCACAGGGTCTTTCTTCTCAGTCAGTTCCTCAACTAAGTGCGGAGAGGCATCAGCTTTCTCCACAACCACATTTACAGGAACTTTATGCGGTTCAGGTAACAGTGTGACTGTTGCTTCAATATGCAGATCAGTTACTTCGAAAGTGACTTCCCAGCGTTTACCCTGCTTACCAAGATCCTTTACCACACCCTCGTGCTTGTCGCGACCGTCAGAGGTTTTTGCATGATCGATAATCTTAGCATTCTTTTTGCCCTTTGCAAAGTCACGGGCTTCACCACGACTTGCAAAGAACATAGAGGACTGAGCAGGGACGGCTTCAGAGGTGAAGCTCATATCCACTTTAGGGGGCTTGGAAGCCCCTTGGCTATCTTTCGGTACAACCATCCAGCGCCCGGTAGCGAGGACAGCAGGGGACAGCCCACGGTCAACAACCTTCATGCCGTTCTCTGCTGCAAACTTACGTGCCGCGCTGCGGGATTCAAATAAATCAGTCATTTGGTTTCTCCTTTGCTATCAATAAATTGTCGATACTCAACCATCTCTGGCGAGTTAAAGTGCTTCAGATCAACGTACTTCAGAAGCGGATACTTGGCCTTTTTAGCAGCAAGCAGTTTCTTACCGATCCGGGTACGTGCCTTGACGATGCGCTCCGCTTTTCTTTCAATATCATAGTAACCCCTGATGTTAGAGAGGGATAGAGACATATTGACCTTTTGCACATATTCAGGGTCTTTCTTAACTTCCACACCGAACACCGCCAGGTTATTGACCAGCAGCTTGTAGTCCGTTGTCTTGGTCAATTCCTTCAGATGATATTCCATGAGGTTTGTTTTAGCAAGCTCATATAAATCATCGCGGTCAATGATGCGGGTTTCATCAGGCAACCACCCTACCCGGTTCAGCGGGACGATGTACAGCTTCCCAGTGATACCAAGGTCTTTCAGGAAGGTATCGGACTGCTTACGTCTGTGAGTTAACCCAGAAACAGCCCCCAGAGGGCAATCACCCTTCACCTGACCACCACTATAGATCATGGCAACGTCGATGTCATCAAAATCCGCACGGGAGATGCGGTTGTGACGGATTGAACCGTCTTGCTCAATAATCCACACAGCGTGACCCGGTTCATACAGGCTATAGCCACCGTACTTTTTCTCACCTTTAACAACCGGACGTTTTTCCAGGTCAGAGAGTTTGAAGACCATGCCGACAAAGAACGGGTCATCGAGGATCTGTAAGGCCTCTGGCAGTTCGGTGACGTACACACGCTTAAAGCGCTTCTCAGACAGCCAGTTACACTTAGTACGGATGCACTTACCATCATCGTTGTATACCAGTGGTGAGCCGTTCATTAGGTCAGAATAACCGTAATCCCGGCCTGTTTCACGACGGGTGCCTTTTTCACCATAGGAGATACACTTCTCGATCTTGAACGTTCCGAAATGCTCCTTGAACTTGTCTGCAATGAATCCAGACCCATAACGGTTGGAGAAATAACCCCCAACACGCTTCATGTATTCAAGCACTTCTTTCAATGTGGTGAGCTTTTTGAGTTCTTCTACGACTTCGCTGCCGCGCTTTTCAATAGCCTCGGTAACAAACTTCTCAAGGCGATCACGGAAGCCACGGTCATTCTTCCCTTCAATCGTCCACTCACGACCTGGGTTCACATCACAATCCCCGATAGGGATGGAAACCATCATCATAGGCCAGTCTTTATGGCTGGACAAGAAGTTGGACAGGTACGGTTGTTGTCCCATAACCACAACGCTGTCGGAGTTTTTGGATACAGACCCATACATCTCCAGCAGCCAACCACTGTCTTTATCTTCATAACGGTACTGCACCGGGTAGGTACGGTCGTTAAGTTCAGACGTGACGAATGGGTCATTGATCTCAAACGGGAACTTAGCGTACCGCAGGCATTTTACAATGGCCTGACGATATTTGTAAGTCTCGGAAGGATCGACGTTGAATTTTATTTCAACACCATTTTCCTCTTCTGTTTGTGATTCGTGCAGAGGAACAACCTCCGGGATACCCTCGTTCTTGTGAACAGAGTAAACAGTTTTAATCCCGTCCTTAATCGACGTGACCGTAAACATATCCGTCACAGTAAACGGAGCTTTAGACCCGATACCTTTTGCACCAATCAGGTCGTTAGAATCACGCTTGGTGGAAGACCCCAACATCATGAAGGTCTGGGTGACCATATTGAAATCCATACCAAGCCCTGAATCACGCACAGAATACCACGGTTCGAGGTCGGTTGGAGAGTGGATGACAATCGCTTTCTCACGGCACCCAGCCTCCGTGTGTGAGTCTACGGCGTTGAACAGCGGTTCACGCACCGCAGCCAGAACTTTATCATTATAAATACCGTCGATCAGAATGCTGAAAGTCTCAGCATTGATTGCGATCCCAGCCTGATAGCGCTGTACGCTACCCGTTACCTGGACCTTCTCTTCGGCACGTTGGATTATCATCCGTTTCTCCTCTATTTGCAGTTATTTATGGGGTTTCTTTTGCGAGCCTTCCGCACGATGTAGATACCTGCCAGCAGGCCAAGAGCGTAAGCTCCAGACACTTGCTCCCAGAACATCCATTGAGTTAAAGACAGTATCACAAGATATGGGATAATGCAAACACAAAGTAGCAAAATACTCTTCATACGTTCAGGCTCCCTGGGATTCAGGCTTTTCTTTGTAGAAAATGTGGTTATCAATCCTTACAGTGCGAATCATAACTTTCGTCCAGTATGGCTTAACCTTCTTTGAGTGATAATACGTAGAACCCTTAGTGATGTCAAGGGCATCGTAAACAATTTTGTTGGTCGTGTGAATTTTGATCAGAAATGAGGCGAACTCCTTTGCCTTTTCCCAACGCTCCTTTTCGTACACCTTGAAAGAAGAACTACCAGAGGTCCAAGAGAATTGTCCGGACTGATAGACGATCTTCTTTACGGTGTGTGGGAACTTATCGTTGTCCTTTCGGTTCAGGGTGACAAAGGCGATAGACATCATCCCAGAGTCACTTTCGCCACGGGCCTCACGATACATATTACATGCCAAGATATTTACCGCTGAATCATCTTTTTTGCATAGATGAATCACCTTGGGCTTCTTTGCGTTGTCTTTAGCCAGTACAGGCGTGGTGGCTAGAGAAAAAGCACAGGCGGTTGCCAGAATAAGGTTCTTTACTTTCAAATTACGCTCCAAATTAAAAAGCCCCAGGGCAGGGGCTATCAATTAACGGCGGGAGATATCGCCTGAGACAGTTTTTACATTGCCTTCTATAGTTGCTGCACGTACATCTCCGGACACTGTGGTAACGTCACCAAGTGCGCCGTTTTCGACATGAACATCACCAGAGGTGGTTTTGATATTACCCGCCACTGTGCCGTATACGTTCACACCGCCAGATACTGTGTGGATATCTCCGGTATTACCGTGGATCACTATAGTGATGTTCTTTTCTTTTGTGGTTTGTACAAGCTCACCGTTGATGAAGATGTTATCTCCATCTGAGGTGATATTCATGTTTCCACCCACAATATTACCGTTGATGACTGTGTTGCCATTAATGGTAATAACATTCGATTTTACCACTTTTTCCTCCATTTGTCTTCTTTTGGCATTACACCATTCTCGAAGTCCCATCATTCCCTCCGATCACAACAGGGTCAAGAACCAAGTCTGACTCCCCGATAAAGCGCCAACCCATGCTATCAATTGAGTACGCCCACTCTGCTTTATTATAGTCATCTCCTTCTGACCAATACAATGCCGAGACTGGTGCTACCTTTCCAGTATCCTTATCGCGTACCACATCGCCAATTTTAAACTTTGGTGTTGTCTGCTGCATGAATAATCCTCGTTTTTTGAACTGAGAAGACAAACGTACCATGTTCCTCTACGTATTGTCTACCCATTTCTTCATCTTCGAAGATAAGGGTTTCAATCTCAGATTTAACTGGCCTGTCTTTAACAGGCCTTGAGGTGCATACAATCAGCGCCATTTACAGAGGACTCTCGTTCAGTTTCTGCATGTACCAGCCACGAGATTTATTGCTGATAAATTTAGCAACGTCCTTCATGGTCAGAGAGTTAGCTTCCAGCACATCGCCTTCTTCCTTGTTGATGTCGCGGCTTACCCATGCAATGAATTCACCGATTTTGGTCTGATCGAGACCGACTTCACCAAGGCCCTGCTCCAGACGGTTTTCAGTCACAGCGTACTCAACGAACTCACGCATGTTCTGGAGCCGTACCGGGTCAACCTCTGCCAGGGTTTTCACTTTGGATACAGAGTGCTTCTCACCCTTCACCTTGAACCACAGACCGGAGTCTTTAGCCAGTTCTGGTTGCAGTGGGGACCAAACGATACCCTCACCTACACCCTCAACACCAAAGTGTTTACCAACCGGGCAGGATGCTTCTACCTGCATCGTCAGGGTCGTCAGGTCGTTCTGTACCTGCTCAGGTTCATTGAACGGAATATTCACGGACCAGAAACCGAAGTCAAGAACACTGAAGATACGCTCTTGTGGCAAGCCAATCCCGTACTGGAAGTTTGGTGGCATCCAGTTCAGGGCGTTGCCCTCTTCATTGCGACCAACAGCAACACGGAAGATCGTGAAGAAAGGTTCAACCTCACTTACAGCCACACCTTTCTGGATACCACGACCAGCCCACTCGCCAGCGATCTCAACCGGGAAGGAGAACGGTGTACCATTGCATTCGCACAGGTATTTAACCTGCTCCAGAAGCTCTTTGGTGTCTTTACGCACCATGAACGCAGCAAAGCCGCTGTTGTCGTCACCGACCTGAACAATGCGCTCTTTGGACTGGAAAACAACCTCGTCTTCAGAGTGGAAGACAATGCTGCCATTAGTTCCGTGGATCTTCACCGTACCAATGTACGGGATCAGATACTGATCAGGGGAAACAACTTTACGCTTGATGTTGCCATTATCATCAATACCATCAAAGGTCAGACGATCATGGATTGCCTTGATCACCTGACGGAACTGATGAGTGCTTGGGTACTTAATAGGCTTAGTCAATGGTTTTCTCCCACGTTGTGTTTACCAGATCACGAACATCATCAATCCACTCCGGGGTACGGAGGAACAGGGCCAGATCTACGGATTCAAGGCAGTAGGCGCTATTCATTGTGATAGCGTACAGCTTACCGTTCTCCACCAACAGATTTTTTACAGTGGATGTACGGATGTTGCCGTTATCAAAGCCACGGTTATGGTGATCGCGACCTGCAAGGAAACCACAGATACAACGAGGCCACAATTCAACCATCGGACGGGCATTTACGATAACGCCAGCATAGCGTTTACCGCCAATTTCTACTACTGTTTGTGGTGTAATACCATCTACAGATTTACTCATTGTCATTACTCTTCCCCTCAAATATATATCGTACAAGAAGTTCACTAATTTGAACTATGACATAACGCGTTTGTTCATCGAACTTAACCTTCACCGGACGATCCCCGTTATTAGGATCATAGACGGTCTTGGAGCAAAGATTCCATGCGTTCTTAGCCGCTCCGGTGGTGACCCATCCAATCTTTGTACCGTTCGAGTTCCAAAGCTTACCCTCTTGAGTATCGTATATGACGAATACTGAGTCAAGGTGTTTTTTAGACTTCATGAGCAATAATCCCATCTGGTGTGATCGCCACCCGGACAATCTTAAAGCGTGTTTGCTCACCAAACTTACAGCGAAGCGGATTCTTTGCACTGGAAGAAAATGCTGTCTTAGCAATTCCAGAGGATGAATATGCTACACGGTTCATACCAGAGAACCAGAAAGAGTTGCTTTCAGTATCAAGAATAGCAAATAGCTCTTTCTGTTGCTCTGCGGATTTATGTTTGTAGTACATTATTCCTCCAGTTTCCAGCCGCGTTTATTAAGCCACTCGTCGATCTGAATCCCGTTGCCATCACCACTTGGCTTCTCAGCACCAAGCAATAACACAACAAAGCTCTGTCCACGAGGGGCTGTATATGGGAACACTGTGTTCCCAACATGAAGGTCGATCTTTTTGGTATGTGCGACCATACCGTCTTTTAGTTCAATCATTTCCAGTTCCCATTGAAAAGCCGCAGCACCAGGAGGTTCATGAAGTACAGGGGCCAAAGCAGGCCCATGAACACACCACCAAAAAGATCCATAGTGTCTAATCTCCAGAATTGCTGCGCTCTTTTCATGAAGATATAAAACCCTACGAATCCGAACAGAAGATAGATAATACCAACCATCACTTTTTCTCCGGCAGGATATAAACCGTGACATCACAATCGAAGAAGATTGATTTGATCATCGCTTCGATGACGTTCCAGTCACCACCTGCCAAACCAGCCCCGATTTTAGGAAAGCCGATTTTGTAGTCAGCCACAGAACCGTCTGTAAAGCTCTGTAAGGCCTTCTTCATCTGATCCAACGAATCATACAGGGCATTGTAATCGAGGTCACGTAGGCCCTGTTTACGGCGATTATAGCCATATTGTGAATACAGATTAAAACCAGCAGCTTCGCCGTCTTTCAGGAAGGCCATTGTGTAGGTCCCAAGTTTGGCTTTATCACCCTTTTCGGTCTTCAGATCCGCAGAGTACATTTTAGGGAACGCTTCTTTGATCAGTGGGGCGATGCCGCTACCCATCGTGCAATAACAATTGCAGCCATGCGCAAAAACATTAACCTCACCAGATTTCACAGCCTCAATTAGGTCGCCTACTTTATACTTAAGCATCAGTCCTCCACTATAATATCATGAATCGTTTTTACGTATGCTTGATAACATTCACTCGCTTCCTCAGCGGAGTCGAATGTTCCAAGGTGGATCTTACTATACACAGCATGGTATCTTAACCTAGTCCACCTTTTGTCTACGAATACACCACGGAATCCTGTTTGGTTCTTCTTTCCTCTGCTGTAATTGTAGACGTTTACAAACTTCTGAACATCCCTGAGGTTAGTAATACGATTGTTATCTTTTTGTCTGTCCTTGTGGTCAATAAAATAAGTGGGCCACACGCCGTAATAAAAAGCCCAGGCCACTCTGTGTGCCAAGAAGTAAAAACCTTTACCTTCAATCTTAACACCAAGCCTTACGTAACCGTCTTTTCTTTTTGTGCCTGCAACCTTTCCAAAATGACGACGAGCGAGAGGATTGATACACGTAAACAAACCTGTCTCAGGGTCATATGAGAAGGAAGATTTAAGCGCCTGTAATGCCTCTTCACTCTCCTTCATCAGTAATCCTCTTTCAGTATACTCATGATAGGCTCGATAAGATATTGAGCCTTAACCTTTTTATAACCACCAGGGTCAGGAACCTTCATTGTGATAACGTGATGTTCGCCAATGATCTCTATATCAAAGTCATCACATGAGAATGTTGCAACCCGCCCAACAACTGTCAGGATTGATACCTGTTTTGGTCTTGAATCATCAAGAATCGTCATGCACAACTCCTTTCTATGAAAGCAGTCATGCTCTCACGAGCTTCTGCTTTGGTTTTAGCACAGACAACGAACACTCGCTGCCCTTTATAGGTGTATCCTCCCATAACAATGTTGGCGGTGTCAAGCCACCAACGCTCGTTTAGTTCAGATTTTGGGAATTTAAACTTAGCCATTAGCGATTGTACCATGCAACATGGGTCGCCCACTCCGGGCGTGGCTTCCAGCAACTAACATTGGATTCGTAGATGCCGTTTTTGCACCAGTACCCATCACCATCGTCAGGAATGAATGCACCAACCCTCACGCAGTTTGTCCAATCCTCTGCTGACATAACATCTGCATAATCAGGAACAGGCCTGAATTCTACCATAACTCCCCCTTCATCAGGACAATGTGGTTACGTTGAGCAAAGTCACGGACAAAGTGAACGTATTCTTTATCGTGCTCGGAGATTTTAGCCAGAATCGCCCCAGCAGATTCACCCGCTGTCCATGACGACTGGCAGAAGCCATTGTCTTCACGAATGTGGCAATTCTTTGGATCAGGGCCGTACTGGTCTTTCACGTAGTCGATATCGAGGGAGCCAAGACGCACAAGGCGATCATCACCTTCTTTATCAACGATGTAGATATAGCCGAAACCAGGTCTGCGACTCATACTTTCTCTCCTAAAGCCAAAGTGGGAATTTACAATATGCAGCAACAGGTTCCATATCGAAATAAAAATGCCCGTTGATGATGTAATGAATGCAACCATTGCCTTTACGAGCCTCGCAATAACCTGGTTTCCCATCCTTCATTACTACACACCAATCCACGACCGGGATATCATCAACACCATTCGGGGTCTCGATCCATTTTGTTGTCATGCTTTGCTCTCCACGTAATATGGCAGACGTTTAATCAGGTCTTCTGGAGCACCATTTTCTGTCCAGGTAAGGCCTTGGTCACCAGACACATAACCTTTACCGTTGACAAACTTTCGCCAGATATTGCTAAATTGGTTTTTGTAGATCATTCGATCACGCTCCAGCCTTCATCCTGCCACGCCTCACCGCGATACCAGCCTGTCATAGGGCAACCGTCTTCTGCGTAGATACGTCCACCAACCATTTCAAACCACTCATCACTGGTGAAATATTGGTTGCGTACACGCTTACCTTCACGCATGGCCTGCTGTGCTTCTTTCCAGGTTAATTTAGACACGGAATTGCCCCTTCTTGTTCTTGAAGCCATTGGAGATCTTCTGACCCGCCAGGAATTTCGGATTTGTCAGACGAGATTCAAAAGACTGACGGACCTTGTGTGCCAGCTTAGAGCAGTAATCCACATCGGACAGTGCTTCCTGGTTAGCCTTAACGCGAATACGTTTCACGCTCGGAACGATGGTCAGACCACCAAATCCGTCAACATAATAGAACTCAACCTCATAACCACCAGTGGTCAGTTCGTTGAAGATTGGAAAAGTCTGTTGCAGTGCTTCTTTATGTGCAAGAGACATCAGACGTTGTTGATCGTTCAAAGTTTCAGTGATTTGCATTGAGTTTATCCTCGTTTTGTTTGTATGCCTAAACAATAACAGCCTCCGAAGAGGCTGTCAACGATTAATTTACGATTGCATCAACACCATCAGAGAAGTTCTTACGGTATTCTGTGATGATCTCCATGACCACGGGGTATTTCTGGAGCAGTTTAGCAGGTAAACGCTCACGGTTCCCGGACATTAAGATCGCTTTACCGAAGGAGTTCTCCTGGATGAACGACATGAACACAGAGCTAACGAAGTCACGGTTGGATGCCGTATCGTGCTGCCCGAAGTTATCATACATATACTTCAAGAAGTTCGCAGCGAACGCGATAACCTCATCGTCGGTGTACTCTTTGTTCTGGATCGCCTTGCGTAACCAGATAGATCCCTGAGAGCCGAGAGTCCACAGGATATCGGAAGAGTCAGCACCCGTATGTTTGGTGAGTTTACCACTCATAACATCTTGGATAGAGACCATCTTCGAGATACGGGTATGGTATTCCCACAGTTCGTTAGCCAGAGGCTTACCGATACTGCCCTGCAACGATGCCAGCGCCAGACGAGCAGACAACAGGCCAGCGTCATAATCGTATAAGATATCACTTGCCGTTACCCAAGTACGTGGTGTGGCGTATGAAGGGGAGTTAATCTCCAGCATCTCTTCATAGTTCTCGATCTTACCTGGGTTTGCGCTCACAAAACCAACAACGGATGGGTGAACATCGTTGTGCATGGCGTAGTCCTGCAACCAGACAGTCGTGTCGTAATCCAGTTCGACGAGGATCATACGGTTAGCCAGCGGAGCTTCCAGCATACTTACCGCAGTACCATCACCGGGGCGGTTGCCTGCACCTGCAAACACCGCACCTGCCGGGAATTTGTATGTACCGATCTTGTGATCAAGCATGATCTGATAGGCAACTTTCTGGAGATATGGCTCCGCGTGGAGCAATTCATCCAGGAATACAATACCCTTCCAGTCCGGGTCATCAGGCCAGAAGCTTGGAATAGCGTACACAGTGCGTGTAATGCCATTGTCGTCGGTTACGGGGATCTGCACCCCAACAACGTCAGATGGTTCTTTATCCGCAAGACGGAAGTCGATCAGGTTATCGTCGCGGTCACCAAACATCATGTTGGCTACCTGCTTCATTGCTTGGCTCTTGCCAAGACCAGCACCACCAAACATCATCAGGGCGCGTCCACGACGCTGACAGAACTTCATCAGATCAGGAACATCCCGAAGCGTGATACGGTTCTCGTCAAAAATGTTACGACTCGACATTAGTTTGTCTCCTTTGTTCAAGATAGTTTTCGATTATCCCCTCTACATCTCCGGGGTCGATATCATTGTATAGGGTATGGATTCTCTCTGCAAGGTCTTTTGGCAATAACTTATCTGTTTGATGCACCCTACCAGCACCAAAAACCACATACCATGCACGACGACTCAGGCGGTGCCGTTGACGAGGAACGTCCCTGTTAAAATCTAAAGGCTTCACTTCTCCACCCATACTCGATTCTCATCACACCAGTTGTAAAGATCTTTCATGATGTCGTTGAACTCCCGCATCGGTGTATAATGACGGATCGGATCTGCATCATACCCCTCTGCCTCACACTCCGCAATGGAAGCCTGCCACTCAGGATATGTAGGGACATCCCGGAAATAGATTATAATATCAACGAGATCTGCATCACACTGAACGCTTTCGTAGCTTGCCTTGTTTGGAAATTTGAATTCCAGACGCCGAGCAATCTCTTTCGCAAGCTCATGGATTGTCTTATCGGTCCAATCCTCCGGACCGCATTCGCCGTTACGCTTTCTCCACACATCATCAATGCGGAGGGTTTGTTTCCACTCAGCCATTTTTTATTTTCCTCATTTCAAATTTATCACCATGACCAATCATATGGCCTTTGGCAGCGATAAGTTTTTCACCATACACTGTGCCGATGCACTGCCCGGTGAAAACTTCCGGCATATCCTCATCAGGAAGGATCAACTCCACATGGAATTTTCCGGGTAAGTGTTCCACATGATGCTGCATAAGGCTGTTTTTATTGGTGTCTTTCACCCAAGCCTTAACTTTTCCGTCATAACTGTATCGGGTATTCTTGTGGTACAGATAATTTCCCCAGGATGTCCTGATGATATTATCAACAGTGACCCTTACTCGACGACCACTTTCAAATTGCGCCTGAATCAAAGCTTCTTTCAGTTCAGAGGTGCGCTTTTTATAGTAGGTCAGGTGTTCTTCTTTGCGATCAGAACGCTTCAAGAGGTAGTCTACAATCTCCGCATCGCTCTGCCCTTTACTACGCCTTAGCTCGATAGCTTCTTGTAAAGATTTATTCATATCAAAGCTCCTTAATGGATTCCAGGTCAAGGTAGTCATCACCACCCACTACTTTTCCGTCAGTTTTACGGTATTTCACTATCTTCCCTGTTTCTGAATGCTGGTAAGACATCCAGTAACGAGATGTTTCGCGAAGTTTCTCAGTCCACGCCCAGCCGAGGCGGGGTTTTTTGACTGTACCTTTGTGGGTGTAGCCTTGATTTCTGGACATTCTTTGCTCCTGTATAGAGTCACTTTGTAAAGATTCTGATCGTAAATCAAAAAAGGTCTTGACACCGGGCCGACCGACCTGTATCTACGATTCACCTGAATGTAGCCGCGTTCCTCCAGCTTGAGAACGAGCTTACTCACTTTCCATGAAGGAATCCCCAGCAGGAATCCCATCTGTTTCTGAGTATACTTGTTTGTACGGAGCAGTGTCAAGAGGTTCATTGATCAACCCACTTAATCCAAAGACAATACTCCTCAACATATACTTTTTTACCTTTGTTATTTATAAAAGTATACTCCACAAATTCAGCAGTGTATCTTTTATTATACACTGCTGCTGCCGGAACAGGACAATTTGTAGTTCTTGTTTCTACCCAACGACGATGGATAGTCGCCCTGTTCTTGGGGTCAAATGGGTGTGGATAATGTGGTTTCATAATGTAGCCAACACGTTGATTGCTTCGTGGTGCTCTTTCATCTTTGTTAGACGAAGATACATATCGTGGTACTTGCGAATACGCAGAAGATCTTTATCACCTAATCCCTTAAGACGGCGAACATCAGAGTTGTGACGCAGGTCTGCGAGCTTCACACGGATTGCATCATAGTTGCTTGCAATACCCTGGAAATACTCATCTGGAGTCTGTCCATCCCTCTTTGTCAGAAGAACAACAGCGTCCTTCACACGATTCGAGAAACCCAACAGCACCAGATCAGCAGCCGTTACATCGGTATCTTCCAGCACATCGTGAAGAGCAGCGATAGCCATAAGCTGAAAATCATCGCTCTTCAGGTAGTGCATCACCTTCAACGGGTGGAGAATGTAGGGGTTACCACCCTTATCTTTCTGATTCAGGTGTCCTTCTGCTGCGATCTTGATAGCAAGGGCAAGTTCTTGCGCTGGGGTTAAAACTGGAATCGTGGAATTGTAAGTTCGTACCATCTTTGTTGCTCCATCATGTTAAAAGGTTTAATCTTGAGTGTATCAAAACCATCAATGTTGTCAAGCCAGAATTCATCTTTATATCCCGCCATTTCCATCATCATTAACTCTTCCGGGCTGGGTGTCTCCCCTGCCATCATATTTCTGAGTCTTTCATCCCAGCGGAAGGTGAATAATGTCTCATTCTTATTGCAAATCAACAGCGCTTCACGGGCATTTTTAATCTTAACACTACGATCACGCAGATGAAACACGCTGTGACCGATGTGGTTACACTGGACATCAAAATTATCCCTGTCTCTGAAGTCACAAAACACCAGAAGATCACCGATAGACAAGGAGATACCGAGAATATCAATATCGTTTTTAGATCTCTGTGTGAATTTAGAATCAAGGCCGTACCTGCGGAACTCCGCATTGATGGAAAGGTCTGGTTCACAGCGGCCCATTTGTCTGATAAGAGGCTTCAACAAACCGAGAAACTCTCTTGTACGGCTTGAAAATCTCCATGCCGGACTCTTTGTAAGGGCATCACCATCCCCATGACCACGGATAATGGCTGAAACATACCCTCGTGATACCTCTTCTCTTTCAAAAGGGCTTGAGGTAGAGGCCCTATCTCTGATATCTACCTCAAGACGGGCCAAAAACCGCTTATCAAGGCTTTCTCGTCGATAATCTCCCCAGTCACACCCCCAGAACCAAGAGAATGGGCCATTCCTTGTATCTACTTTCTCAAGCAAGTACCTAAGTATTTCAGCAAGGGGGTTATCTTGCATCACCGTGGGGTTAAGCCTTGAAAGAAAATCATCACTATCCATTCTTGGCGTATCCCAGATACCCAGCATTGCCTTTTGACGGTACTGTTGCTCTCTTTGCCAATGCTCAATCATGTCGCGAGTTGTCTGGTCATCTTTTAACATGCTCCAGTCTATATCAGCAGTCACCTTTGGGACGGCTACCTGTCGAATATCAATGTTGAATTTATTCATCTTTATCTCTCTCTCTCAAACAAATGTACACAAAGCATACACTGTAAAAAATTTGAAATCAAGTGTTGACAGTATGGAATGAATCCAGGATAATTCTCCCAACAAGAACGGGAACAACCCAAGGAGTAGAAAATGTTTGATGTGAAAAAGAAATTTACCGCCAGTGAGATCAAAACTCTAGAAGAACGTTATCGTAAAAAGGTTGAGCGTACAAAGAAGCGCGGCCTTGAGTTCAGCCTTACTCTTGATGACTGGTTCATGATGGGTGAGAAGCTCTTGGGTATTGGTAAGTGTGACTATACTAACATGGACTTCAGTATGCGCTCTGTGCATGGTGAGAAAGACCCTCTTTACCCTACCGTTGAGCGTATCAACGATAAGAAAGGTTATGTCCGTGGTAACGTTTGTGTTGTCCTGCAACGCGCTAACGAACTGAAAGATTGTTTGGTTGACAAGAAGACGGCAATCACTATAATTGAACCACTTGATCGTGAGATCGTTCAGGCAATGATGCTGAACATGTCAAAAGAGCATATGGAACAACTGAAACTAAAATATATTCCACAAGAGGAGAAAGAAATGCCAGTAGATACTTCTGTAGTTGTAGATAAAGTAGAGATTTCTGAAGAACGCACTGCATCTTCTGCACGGGAACTCGCTGAACAGCATTTCCACAAACAAGAACCTGTTGCGGAAGAAACTACCGCCCCGGTAGAAGAAAAGCAGAAACTGCCTGATGATGTAGCTGTAGCACTGGCCTATGCCAACTACTGCAAAACATTCTCCGATGCGGGTATGAACGTTTCTGTGACCTATGCACAGTTCAAGGCGAAGTATATTCGCAACACCTGCTCTCTGACCGGGGAGAAGTTGTCTGGAGAGCCAAAAGCGATCCTGATCATGGATCTGAAAGTCGGTTTTGCTAAAGACAACTTCATTATTGTGTCGAAAAAAATGGAAACGGCGCTTACTCAACTGATCATTCAGACAGAAATGAGCCTCCCTAAAATCACTGCGATGCTCAACAAGGTGGTGTAATGTACGAAGATATCCTGGGCCGACCCGCGTCGGCTCCTGAACAAAAGATGATGGACAGGGGATTCATTCCCCCGTTTAAAGTTGGTGACCGGGTTTGTCTTGCTAATGCTCAGAACGTGGTATCAACCATCACTGCAACGGTTTTGTTTGCTGTTCCACCCAATCCGGTGCAGCCGCAGCCAGCATTAACCTGGGGATTCCGGCTTGAAGGTTGGACAGATTTTTTACCAGGTGAAGCAATAAAATCATTTGCATCCTAGCACACAACGTGTATAATCAGGTCATCATTAGATGGCCTTTTTTATTTGGAGAGAAGAATGTATAAAGACGAATCGGAGATGATCTCCAAGCTACAAGATTCAGCCCTGAAGCTGATACAATCAGCACGTATAGCATTGCTGCAACATCGCCCATTTTACGGAACTTTGCTGAGTTCTTTGCCGATCATCGCAGACTGGAGATGGTTGCCAACCGCTGCAACAGATCACCGAAACCTGTACTATAACCCTGAGTTTATTATGGGGATGCCTGCCGAACGCAAAAAGAAAGTCTTTGAGCGTATTGACAATCACACCTCTATGACGCAGCAGGAAAAAGATGACTACAAAGAGTATGTCAATGTTTTCTATCGCAAGAAGACACCAAAAGAGGTGGTGGTTATCCTGATGCACGAAGTGCGCCACATCACCAACGACCACATGGCTCGTGGCAAGAGTTTCAACTCAAAAATGTACAACATTGCTGCGGATCAGTACATCAATACAGATTTGGTGGCTGTAGACCTCGGTCCAAGAAACACCTCATTGAAGTTCTTCCCGTTGGGAGCACAGACCAAGTTTGACAAAAACAAAGAATTTGGGTTCCTTGCGTACTGTTATTGTGATTTCTCATTCCAGAACAAGACAGCGGAAGAGATTTACGAAATGATCTACAATGGTAAGGCAGTTGTTGGTCATCCTATGGGTGCTCATATTGGGGATTATGACCCTGAAAGAGACATCCTAGGGTACGTAGATCCACACCCAAGCCTCGGTCCAATAGCTAAAGATGAGAATCTTGCATGGTCAGCGGGGCTGATTGACGCTGCAATGAGTGCAGCAGGCGGTGAAGGCCCGAAAGAGGCACGGGAATTGGTGGCAAGATCTCGTAAACCACACATTGATTACATGAAAATCATTAAACAGCGTATGGTTTCTCGTGTGAGATCTCACCTTTCTTACCGTAAACCTGCACGTCGATCAGGGTCTGTGACCCAGGTTCTGCGTAATTATGGTGCAATCACCCATAAGCAGAGCGTCATTTTGCCGGGAAGGAAGCAATCTGAGACAATTGACATTGTGGTATGCTTCGATGTGTCTGGTTCTATCAGCCAGAAAACCATGACTCGCATCTTTAACGAGATTATTGGTCTGTGTACCCTGTATAAATGCTTCCGGGTAACACTTTTCTGCTGGTCAACCGAAGTTGGCGAGGTAAAAGTATACACCCAGGACAATATCAAGGAGATGCTGGACTATCATGTTACCTCCACAGGTGGCACACGGGCGGGTGTTGCGTTTGAATACATCGAAAAGAATATCCCTGATGCTAAAGATGTGATAATCTTTACAGACGGGTATATTGAAGATCTCAGTTCCCGCAAAAAAGACTGGGGTAAGATGTGGGATACACTATGGGTATTGTGTGGTCGTAACAAATCCAAGTACGATCCACCATTCGGGAGGGCAGTTGACTTAGATGAACACGCAAAATAAGCTAATTGTTACAGGACTCACTGTAGATGTTGACTTTATGTACAGTGGGTCAATGGTCAGGATCGGTTTCCATGAGGGGAGAGAGTACATTGAGTATCTGATCTCCTCTAATCGCCGTGCATTGTCCATTAAGCGATTCAAAAACGCCAGATGGGGAACCATAATTGAACCAGACTTCACTGTAAATCCTTTGGATATCAGTGAGGAAGAGGATTTCATGGTGAGTATTCTTCCAGGAATGAACCATTTCGAGCGTTCTTTGTACAAAATGGCAGGTATTGTCGCGAAAATGTGGCATAACGATGCTGATGAGAACTATGCTCGGAACTACGTCATAGAGTATCTTAAGGATTATCTGGTGACACCATGAGGATAGATAAGTCTTTCAGTGTGTTGTGCTCATATGGAATCCTGTCAAATCCGAAGGTCTCACCGACAGATCTCCGGATCTATCTGTACATTAAGTTTCGGTGGCAATTTTTCCAGAGCAGGGGTGCGGAGTTTTGCGAATCCACCACAACCATCTCCAAAGAGATTGGTGTTTCTGAAAAGACTGTTAGAAGGGCTATGGACAATCTTGAGAAGCTTGGGTACTTAGAGATCGTCAACAGGCCGGGTAAAACCAGCTTGTATATCCCAAAGGATGAGGCGGTTAAATAGTAACCAACCCCGGTCACTGGTGTCCGGACACCCCGGTCATGGATGACCTACGATATAATAAAGAACTAAATAATAAAGATATAAACAAATAAAAATAAGATCTTTATAAAAAAGACTTGATCTAAAAATTTGTTAGTGTATAGTTGGTTTCAAGAGGAAGTGATGGAGCAACAGCGAAACACTTCAGATGTGTGTGGAAGTTCAATGTGCTCGGAGGCATGGGCGACAGGAGCTTCTAAATGCGACGAATCAACTGGGGGCGGCGCGAAGCCGACAACAAAATGGTTAACATTAAACGTTCTATTCAGCGTCTTGTTCCACAGTACCGTGTTGTTACAAGCGGCTCTGATTGCTCTTGTCATATCGATGACGATTGTGATTGTATGCCTAGCCTGTATTTGACAGAGCGTGGTTGTACTGGTTTTGGTGGTGGTCACTGGACTTATACAGACGAAACCTGTCCAAAGTCTATCGACTCTTGGGGCAAGGCTTACTGGTGTGAGTTCCTGGGTTTACCTGGCTTCTGGGCTATGGGTGAAGAAGATGCAGCAGAAACTTTGCGAGATCGTCTTGACAGCATGTGCCAGTGTGCTAATATCAACGGTGTCAACAACAAACGTGCGGAAGCACTTATTGCAGAACTTAACTCTACAAAGGAGAATAACTGATGTCATGGCCTTTTCTGATTTACTTAATTGATGTACTCACCACTGATGGTACTTACAGCGGTTGGGGTTTCCTGATGTTTATTTCTGGTGCAGCATATGTGATTATGTATGCTATCCAGAAGTGTTATGAAGAGACTGACGGGAAGAAGTTTGTATACGGATTCTTCCCAGGACAAAACTTGCCGTTGACGCAGCCGTGGCTTAGTTTCAAACCGGGTCAAGTTGTTGTTGTTAAAAAGGTAGATAACGATGGTACATTGATCGTAACTCTTCCAAGCGGTGAAGATTCCAATTGGCTGAGGTTTGAGACAGTCCGTAACGTGACTGCACAACCAGAGCCACAGCAAAATACTTCACCAATGAAGGACCTGACCAAAGGACCGCGTAAGATCGCAGTTGCAGGCCTGATTGTTTGCTTCATCGGTATCCTGTATGCTAACTTCATGCCGCAGAAAGAAACTGCGTACAAGATGCTGGCAGCGTATGTAGGTCAGAATGTGGTTGAATCACCTCGTACTCAGCAACTGGCAGACAGCACTATCAAGTACCTTGATGCTCAGATCAAGAAGTACACTGAGGAGCTTGATGCTGCTGCTAAAGCTGAACAGGCTGAGAAGGCCAAAGAGAAGGAGTCTAAGTAATGTGGCCGATTTGCAAACATTGTGGACGGATGTGCTGGTTTGATTGGTGCAAACGCTGTGATAAGGAGTCAAAATGACAGGAATCGCTGAACGCGTACTCCAGTCCTCAATCCGGGCGCAAGCCCGGACTGTTGATTCAGTCTTCAAGAACCTCGTAGAGGAAGTTGGGGAACTATCGCGAGCACTAAACCGCCCCTGGCGTTGTGATGAACCTGCAATTGGTGAAATTGCTGATGTTCTTAACTGTGTGATTGACTTGGCATTCTTGCTTGAGTTACAGGATTGTATCAATCCTCGTGAGGACGATATGCCTGCAATCGTAGAGACTGTTCAGCGTCGGCTTGAACACTATGTGGATAAGAAGTGTGGTAAGTGGGATCGTGGTGAAAATGCAGATCCGGAGGTTTTGTGAAAACTGATTTCTTGGGTAATGAACTTGCAATCGGTGATAAGGTAGCTTTCACAGAGGGTGGATACAAAAACATGTTGCTGGGTGAGGTTGTTGGTTTCACAAGGACCACAATCAAGATAAAGCACCTTTCAAAAACACGTTTTGATCATCGTGAATTCTGCAATCGAGAACCCGGTTACGTGGTATTGGTGAACAAATGAAACCATTTGAGAGTAAGCGGATAGCGCTTGACTTCGATGATACATTCACCCTTGACCCTGAACTCTGGAGCTTCTTCATAGGTCTAGCTAAAGGCCGTGGATTCGATGTTAAGTTTGTCACCTTCCGTTACATGATGGGTCCGAACGAAGATATCAATTACTGGTCTGATAAGCTTGACACACCGGTCATCTACTGTGATGGTGTTCAGAAAGCTACAGTCTGCGCTCAACAAGGGTGGATACCAGATGTGTGGATCGATGACTTCCCTGTCCTGATCCCGATGAAACAACAACTCCAGGGAATGATCCTTGGGATAGAAAAGAACGGAGGATGATGTGGAATACTACATTTTCAAGTTCTGGGAGAAGCTTTATGACTTGAGCTATTTTGTCTTCGGTAACCTCCCGGTCACGTATGACGTGAAGCACAAAATGAACATGGCCTGGATGAAGTACCAGATGAGCCAGAAGCATGGTCAGTAAAATCTGACACCAGAATAGCCCGTAAAGCTCACCAATCGAGTTCTACGGGCTTTTTAGCATGTAGGGTAGGCGAACGTACAGCCTTTCATTAGAACCGCTCAGAAGAGCGTACAGGAGCTTTTAGATGACCACAGTATTTCACACGACAGGTGTTCTTGACCACGCCAAGAAACGCTTCGATATCCCAGATATTGAGATAGACCTGAAAAAGATCTATGAAGACACAGAGCATCAGCTATCGTATCTTGAGTTTTCAAGCGATCCGGATGATGAGTCTGATTTTGATAAGCAAAAGGGCAAAGTGGAGTCAGAGCTTGAAGAGCTTAAAACATACGCAAAAGGCTCCGAGCTAGCTGATTACCAGACTTATGTGGCTGACCTTGAGCGTCAAGTGGAGGCCTTAACGTGGGGTCTTCTCAATGTGGCTCGACGTGCGGATAACATGGCACACAATATCTTGTCTGTTGATAATAAGATGGACAGGGCTGAGATTGCAGATGAGTTCAACTACATAGTTGGTGATGCCACTAATGAACTTGGTTGTGATTTTGTATTGCGGAGGTGTCTCCAAGAGCGGGGATGGAATGAATGGCAACGCGATTACCTTGACAGCATAGTTCCAACAAGCACAATCATAGAGCTTCTTGTCCATGCAAGTACACCAAGCGATATGATTATTGGTGTCGATAGCTGGATTGCCGTCGCTGGGGATCGAGTAACTCTTATGAATGGTAAGGATCGCCTACACCTGACGAAGGAATACGGAGAGATAGCCATTCATGCTGTCATAGATGGTGTTACATCGTCGCTCAAGACCGGAGATATAAAGCATCTTTTCATGGACATTTTGCACCCAACAGATGAAGAGATCCAGATGTATGAAATGGCTCACCACAAGAGTTATGATATTTCTATGTGGAGAGATATTTTCGGTACGAAACCAAAATGAAAACTGTGTGATATTTGGTATGATATTTGCCGGGATATTTGTTGATGGAAATCAAAATGAAAATCGAAACGGTTTTCGAGATGGTTTTCCTTTCAGGTGTCCTGGTAAATCCATTTTATTGTGAGTTAAGATCTCAAACCCCCCGACAAATTATCTCAAATCTCACAGCGCAACATGTTGATTGTTAATGTAAATCACAGGCACGAATGCAGTAATTATGTCAAAATTCCAGAAATGCTAAATCCATTTTGTTGGTTGTTAAGTCTGGGTACTCGATCACTTTTTCGATTTAGAAATCGTATTTTTTCTATACCGCTCAAAAAATTTTTCTCGGTATGGACTGGGTTCTCGATCGATTTTTCAAAATCGAGATCGTATTTTTTCTCGCTCTCGAAAAAATTTTCGCGCCCGGTTCTCGATCGACTTTTCAGTTTCAAAAACGTATTTTTTCTATAGACGCGAAAAAATTTTTTGGGATCAATAATTTTCTCACACACACACGCGCGATGTCAAGATAAATTTTTATGCGGAATGAGAAGCATTCTCATTTAGCTTATTGAATGATAATCATTATCATTTGCAGAATGACAGGCACCCCCGGTGTTTTGTACTCCGGTTTCAATGTTCCCGCTATGTGATAATAATAGCAGAGCCAACCCCAGGATCAAGCATCTTTACAAATCTTTACAAATGTCATTCAGACGAACTACCGGCGATCCACCTTGCGTGCCACCAGGCCCCGCTAGCCCCGCCTTTTCGCCGTGGGGTGGCGTTTTCTCTTCTGTCTGATAAATATAGCCCAGGGCCGCAAGGATTGCAAGCCCCAGGACAAAATATTTTTTAGTCTTCCCGGCTATCCCATAACACCGCGCCGGACTCACTCACTGCCTTTGTGCCATAGTAAAACCCGGACACGCTCGCACGTTCTGCAAACGGCAAAGGAACGATCCTAACCTGGGGCGCTCCGCGCTCACTCTCCCAGGTGTACAGGGTTACCATTGTTTCGCTTGCAACTACTTTCCCGTTTGCCATTTCGTTTACCTCTCTTGTGTGTGTCCTTATATAGTACACGATCCCCGCCGGGATGCAACCACACCGGGCAAAAAGATTTTTAAAATATTTGCATCCAGGGGTATTGACGGTAATTAGTAAAGCGTTTACTATTCATCTCATCAGGGCGACACACCGCCGCCCGCACTCAAAAGGTAAAGCAAATGGACACTATCGAAACTTTCAACTACTCTTCAAACGGCATTGATTTTACTGTTAACGTTGTTAACTTCAATGAGTTTACCGGGTTCGCGGATCAATGGGAAATGACCGACGATCACGAAGGTGGGGTAACGGTTCAAAATCCGCAAGCCTGCCGAAACTCTTACAAGTACGCGATCCCGCTTCAATACAGCTTGAAAGAAAGGATCGCCAACCTGATAAGCCAGGGTGATGAGAATCCATCGGCTAACGCTTACAAGGCCGCACAAGAGGCATTAGAGCGCGATTTAAACGCTAGTGATTATGGTTTCGTGGTAACTGCTACCGCAAACGGGATCACGCTCCTGGACGGCGAAACAATGGGGTGTAGTTTCGATTATTCATATGATGATAATGAAACGTTGATCGACGCTGCAAAAGATGTTTACAAGGAAAACGGGATCGACGCCGAAGCCCTGGAAGCTGCAAAGAAAGCAGGCGCGGATCTGCTGTCTAATATCGACGGCCTGAAAAATATTTTAAAAGTAGCTTGATCACCAGGTTCTGATCGGTTATCTTACTAACAAGCTGGGGACGCTCCCCGGCACTAACGAAAGGTAAAACAGAATGAAAATTTCCGCTAATAAACAATTGATCGGCACTGTAAAAAATTATATCCGTCACCCGTATGAGTTCGGCGGCTATCCGAAAATTTTGATCATGCGTGATGGCGGTTGCCTTTGTTCAAAGTGTACCCGTGAAAACTTCCCCCGCCTGCTGGAAGAATTAAGGGACGAATGCGATCCGGCCTGGATGCCTGCTGGCGTGGATGTTTACTGGGAAGGCGCGGATCTTCCTTGTGATAACTGTAACACCCCGATCCCTAGTGCTTACGGTGACCCTGATGACGACACCGAAGAATAAAAATAATTGTTGACGCTGGCTAATGTCTGGGGTTATAATCTCCGGACATTGACAAGCGAAACAAACAACCACACTAAACGAGGTTACACCATGAATAACTATTTCAATTCCCGCGCCCTTGCCCGTACTGCTGCAAAATCCAACGGCGGCAAAGTGGTAGACAACGGCACCGCCGCCCCTGCTGGTAAACGCTGGCAAGTGATCCCCGGCGTTATGGTTGAAGCAATCCAGGACACCGCCGATCAACGTGCTGAAATGGAACGCGCCCCGGTTGTTACGCTGGAAGTAAAAGCAGGTTATCGCAACCGCAAAGCGCCCCGTGTATCCTATGTACACGACGCAAACGGCAAGCCGATCCCGGTGATGCATAAGCGATCCCAGGTTGCCGCACGATTAGCGGCGCATTTAGCAAGAAATTAATTTGACAAGCGCCGGGAATCCGGCGCATAATACCCAAACCAAAACAAACGAGGTAAACGAAATGGCAAAGGCTCCGCGTGTTAATAAATGGCTTTATGAAATCATCGTACAGGAAAGAACTTGTAACGGTTGGGAAGATTCCTGCGCCGAGCTAACCCGCAAGGCGGCACGGGAAACGGTAAAAGATTATCGCCGTAACGGGTACGAAGCACGGATCATAAATCGTCGCACACCTAACCCGGATTATATTGCAAAATAAATTTGCAATCCTAAGCTAGATCGATTACATTATAAATCAAGGCGGGAATGGTTCCCGCCACACTGAAAAGGTAATACAAAATGACTACCACAAACAAAACTACTACCGCCCCAGCAAAATTTTTCCTCGCTCGTATCTATTGCATGTATGACGGTAAAGAGTTCCCAGCCGTGGATCTGATTGTTGATCACTCCCTGGAAGATGCAACCAACGAAGCCGAAAACCGTTGCGCCGCCGCTCACTATTCCTTTAGCGATATCGACGAAGTAAACGAAAGTGGTTATTGGTCTGATTGTGGCGCTCATGTTGTACGCGTTAAATCTGTAACGGAAATTAGCGCCGCCACCTATGAAGAGATAAAAAATCTTCTGTAAGTATTGACACCCCAGCGAATAAAGCGGATAATTCTATTCAAGCCGGGACGGTTCCCGGCACTGACCAAAGGTAAAGAAAATGGCAAAGTTTAAAGTTTCCGTAAATCTGTCCGATGCGGTGCGCCAATTAGAGGCCTACGCGAAAGTAAGGGGCATCACGTTAGGCAAAGAATTTTTTGTTGTGGTTGACACTTTTGATTTTGGCCGGGATGTTAACGGTAATACGATCAATAGATACCGCGCCACTCTTCATTGCTCCGATCTGGTATCGGTTGAGAATGGGTATTCTAATTGCGGATCAATCCCTGTATTAACCTCACCTTATCGCCGGGAACAATCAGACGGTAGTTTTTTCGGTTCCTCCGCTGGTCAATCAATGGCGCTTTACTGGCTGGAAAAAATCGGTTATGATCTGGCTTATGAATCAATGCAGGACACCACGCCCAATGGTAAAAACCGGGCTTATCGCCACGTTTACCGGGTAACGAACAATTATTTAAAGGCGGTGTAAAATGGTTGTAAGCATGGATAACGGGCAAGTTTTAACGATCTTCAATTCAGCAAGCCGCACCATTGAGGACGTTAAACAAGAGGCAAGCCAACGGATCAACAACCTAAAGATCCCCGGCAAGCTCTTAGATGATAGCCTTAACGTGATCGCCTCTTTTGATTTTTTCGGCAAAGAAATAATTAAATAGTTGTTGACTCTTAATAGATGGGGCTTTAAGATAAGCCCTATCAAGTAAGAGAAATAACCCGGCAATAATGCCAAACCACACAAAAGGTAAATTATCATGAATAACAAAATCACTTTCAACGATCAAGACGTAGCCGTTTTTAACTTCCTGAAAGAAAAAGGAATTGAATTTAAAGCAGTACACGGCGGCGTTAACAACGATCCTAGTTGGGAAGCGGATCTGTTTTTCGTGTCTTTTGAGCGTAACGGCAAAATGTACCGTTCAGAATTTAAAACTGGTACAGGTCACCGCGTAGGCCGTCACAATGGCTTAACCTCTCAGGATAAAAAAGAACTTGATAAGGTTGGCGCACAAGTTGCCATCGTAGATCAAAAGAACTGGACACGCGACGATTACAAACGCAACAATAACAAAGCAATGTCTTTCGGTTATCGTGTTTACGTTGCGACACCTTGCGCCGCAAACGTGCTTTACTGCCTGCTGTCTGATATGTCTTTTGGTGATGAAACTCATGCTGATTTTTGCGCTAACATGGGCTATGATGAGGACAGCCGCAAAGGTTTAGAGATTTATCTTGCTTGCCAGAAAACAGGCGAGGAAATCCGCAAGATCTTTACAGGTGAGGAACTGGAAGCCCTGCGCGAAATGTTAGAGGATTATTAAACCGTGTTTAAAATCCTGTTTTTGGTGGCTGCTGCTGCTATCTACTGGAAGATCCCCGCTAGACTATGGCGGGGAGTTCTCTGGATTTACTACGAATACAGGATCGGCAAAGTGTATCACTATATAGAATATAAGTTTCACGGGAACCATTACCACACCCGGCGATCCGGGGCATTAAATGATCTTGAGGGTAACGGGCTATTGTGTGAGGTGAAAAAGCGAGGCGGCAAAATCACTTATCACAAAGAAGGAACAAAAGAGCAAATCACCGAGATCATAGAGTGGCGAGCTAATGAGCTAGCAGAAAAACAAGGCCGGATCATTCAACATGCACACAACAAACGAAAATAAAACGAGGGTTTAAAATGCGAAATATTGAGAAGATGACAAGCAAGCGTGATCGCCTGGCTTACGGTGAAGTAAACGAGCGCCGCCAACGTAACGACAAACTACACAAGCCTGAAAGGGTCGCTAAAACCTGGACGCCTGACCGTTATGATCCAAACCTCAATAAAAGGTTAGCGGATCGCAAACGTGCTTTACAGTGGCAAGCCGTACAAAATGACTAAACAAAGGCCGGGATAATTTCCCGGCTTTTTTCTATGCAAAAAAGTGAATTTAAAGAGTTCTCAGGCAGGCAATGCACTTGCCAGGGTTCGACGTTGAAGCGCTTAGAGAGGCTTACAGGAGCTTTAAAGCGGTATCACGGCACCGCGCCACGCTCAAAAGGCCTTAAATTTAGTCACAAGGTGAAACTATTTGCATATGATTGAATGCTTATGCAAAACAATGAATATTGTAAAGATTTAATAATTTTCTTGCGTCCTGGCGTGAATCTGTTAATATTTAACACGTAGGGCGACATAGTGAAGCCCACACAATCAAAAGGTAAATATCATGTGTAAAGTAATGGATGCTCTGATTAAAAATGCCCTCGAAAATAAATACCTGGGCAAAATGGTTTATCATAATTATGGTCAAATCGGGTTCGGTGTGGTCACCGGGATCGATGACCGTGATCCAACAAAATTACGTTTACGCGTGAAGTTTACCCGCAACAATACCCCGGCGCATATCCAGAAATATGACAACCGAGCGGATCGGGTTCGTTGCCTCCTGCCTCAATCTGTCACCGTGTCCCGTGTGCGTTATGAGGACTACAACCGCACAAACCAGATCAAAAAATAGCTTGCAATCTGCGCCGCTTATGGTATCTTTATTCATAGGCGGCAATAATGCCACCACTTAAAGAGAGGTAAACAAAATGTTAGATTATACAAACCTTTGGTGTGTGGCTGCTCTTGTATCTTTCATCGTTGCGGCTTGCTCTGTGGTCGCTATCCATATCATTCTGGAGTCTGAATAATGAAACGCGAAATCAAAATTTCTTATTGGTGGAAAAAATCCGACAATAACGGCGAAGTATTAGAACGCCACACCGATTTTTTGGAAGAATCCGCACAAGACAGAATTTTCGAAATGTTGAATGAGGGCTATACTTCCGGCGAACTTTTTGATAATATCAGTGCCTGCGATGAGGACACGCAAAACGGCGTCGATTATTATGGGGCCTGGGAAGCCTCCACCGAGGAGGTTGAGTAATGTTCGGGTTTATCGTTATGGCCTGCCATATCTCGCTAACTTCAATGAAGTTAGAGTGTAGCTGGAATGTTAAGAAAACATTCCCCACGGAGCAAGCTTGCAACGTGTACGAAAACGAATACACGTTAGGAAAAGGCGAGCAGATCGGGATCTGTGATGAGCTAGATCCCGGCGTTAAAGAAGGCGATAAACGCCCTATTCTCACCCTCAAAAAGTAAGGGTTTACCATGTTTGAAGTATTCGCGGGAATGTGTTTTTATAGCGCCCTTGCGCTTAAACAGTGCGATGATTTTATTGTTGAATCATACGACGATCCACTAACCTGTAACATCGTAGCGCGTGGCTATTCCGAGGATCGCCGCTGGATTAATCCGGATTGTATCCCATCGCCGGAAGTAGAACCAATGCCGGAAGGTGAAGCCGTGGAAGGTGATCCGGCGGTTGCTGTAACATCCTTTTTTGTGGATAATTTGAGCGCTCAAAGTCTGGTTGAAATGTACGCCACACAAGAGGCCAAAAAATAAATTTGACAACGGGAAACGGTTGATCAATAATTACCAGACAAGGCCGGGAGCGGTTCCCGGTCACCTGGTGAGGTGAATCATGAAAGGTTACAAAGTAGAATACACTACCGAAAACCCGGTTTACACTGAGGCGAGGATCATGTGTCGTCTGGTGTGGTCTTTCGTGATCTTCCTGCTGTTATTATCTTTATTCTAAAACGAGGTTTTAAAAATGGAACTGGCAAATAAATTTTTCTTCCTGGCTGGCGTTACTGACAAAGCAAAATGTGATTTTCGTCGTTTCGATGATAAAACTTTGTTGCGCTTTTGTCATATCAATGACGCTGTGAACGCTGATCGCCTGGATATCATGATCCGCACGGAAAACAGCATTGATCACGTTTCACAAAAGCCCTGTAAAGCTCATTACATCTCTTATCAGCTTGAAAGCGTGAAAGGTTATGTAAAACAGGCTGACAGCCTGCCGATCCGGGATGCTCTGGACGTTTTCGCGATAGTTGTTGAGATTGTAAATGATGTTTTCCCGGTTGACTCTGAAAATCAGATCGGCTAAAGTATTCTAACAGGCCGGGGATTGTCCCCGGTCACAATAGAAAGGTAAATATTATGGCACGTTATACTAAAACCGTGGATATCTGGGACGCTCAAACCAACGTTGCAAAATTGCAGCCGGGGCAATGGGTAGAGGCTGGAAAAGGCGGTGATCGCGGGATCTTCTGTGGTGTAAAACGCTCTGGATCTGTGGTTGTTGCCTGGAAGAATAACGCAAGCAACCATAAGCGCGGCGGGTATCGTGGCTATATTTCCGATCTGTTTTCTTATGCTAAAGTGTGGGCTTAATTATGAAAAAGAAAAATGTTTATTGGTCTTCCTCATGCGGTCGCCTTTGTCTGATTTTCCGTGACCGTGACCAGGTAGAAGAGATCGCCCACTCTGGGGACTGTGAAGCCTCCACCGTTGAAGCCTTGCCCTATTTCCGGGACGGCTTACAGTTTAGCGCCTACACCGATCAAATGATCCGGGATTACCTGGCCGAAACCGGGATCGAGCGTGAAGGCGTAGACGGGATCGACAACATGGATCGCCACACCCTGGAAATGTACCTGTTATGGATCGCGGCTTGCGATATGCTGGACGTTTTCAACGTTGGCGATGATTACGGGGAAGATGAATAAAAAAGCTTGCAAGCTAGGCGCGGATCGGTTAATATCTTTTTGAGGCCGGGGAATACCTCCCCGGCAAGCCAGAAAGGTAAATCAAATGGAAAAGCACAATTTTAAACACGTTATCTCTGTTAATGTCGCTGTTTTGGGTGGAGTTCGCAACGATAACGCGTTTTATTCAAAATATATCGGTAACTCCTGCTATAATTATTGGGGTAAGGGTTTACCGGAAGTTAAAAGAATGTTAAGTTTCGGCAACGTAGGCCGTAAACTGTTAGCCGAAGATATAGCGCGGGATCTGAATGTAAGCTATGATTTAGGCAAAAAGATTTTAAGTGACATTGAAAAATCAATGTAATATAATCATCAGCAAGCCGGGGAACTTCCCCCGGCATAATCTGAAAGGTAAACGAAATGTTAAAGAATAAAACCGGGCAAACTGAATTTTTGCGCAACCTTATCGCAGGTGAAAAGGGTGTATGGTTCTGTGAAGGTGCAAACGTAGATCCGGAAATGCGGAAAATGACCGCCACGGTGTGCAAGGCGAAACTAGGCTTTAAAATCCGTCAATCAAAAGCCTTGATCGTTACTCCTGATTCTATCCCGCAAGCAATCATCATTATTGAGCGTATATCATGAAACAAGTAATTTTTGATAACAAGAAAAACACGGTAACCGCTCAAAAAGTCGGGGAATACATCGAACTTACGGATCTGTATAGTGACGCGCCGATCCGCTTGTCACCTGCTGAATATAAAAACGCTGATTTGGTTAAACATGTTGTCGCTATGGAGTTCGAATTTTTCGAATATCTAGCCTCTTTTGAGGATGATTTTAATAGTGATGGGCTTTACGGCGCATGATCATTTACGTCAACGTTTTAAACGGGAATCGTTACCGCTGGCGCGGTTCCCGTGTCCTGGCTCTGCTGTCTGGTGAATGGGTTCAAAGTCAACATTTACGCCCCGCCGATCTCTCACATTTTCCGTTTATAGGTATCAAAGAATGAAATATGAAATCACCCCGGAAGATATCAAAACACGCGCCCTTGATAGCGCCCGTTACACCTTAACAAAGCGTGAAGGCCTGCAACTATTTTCAATCTGTTTTATTCATCCTGATGATCCTGATTTTCAATCTGATCCGGTTGAGTTCTGGGCTAGTAGCTGGGACACGGCTTATGATGAGCTGATGAATAATGTAAACACTTTCGAATCTTACGGCTTGTCAAGTTTTAGCCAGACAGATCGCCCCCTGGAAGATGAAAACGTTAGAGCGTGGATCAACCACTATAACGCCCTTTATAACCTCGTGTTTATTCATGGTGAGAGTAAAGAAGAGATGATCAAGAAAGCGCTAGACTTTAATGATCATTGTTCGTATGTACTCCGCAAAATGTGCGAGCTAGTGGACGCCCTGAGAAGTGCGGAGAGGTTCGACGGCGGATCGGTCTATCGTTTATCAATGCACCGTTACAGATAAGGGTAAAACAATGACACTTCAAAAAATGATCGCGGTTCGCTGGGCTACCTTAAACCGACTTTGCCCGGAGGATAATCTAGGATATCGGACACGCCCGGAGCAATTCCGGCGCGGCCTGGCTGCACTTGAAAAGGCGATAGAAAAACACGCTATTGCAACCGTTAAAGATCGTGAGGGGGAATTGTGTTTTGTGGTGGCAATAGATGAGGGGCTTTATCTGGATGATCGAGAATGGTTATCGGTTACATATATCAAACCGTCCCACGGCTTCACACCTCATGATCATTATTCTGGCTACTGGCTACCCGCTGGGATAACTATCCGCTAAAATCTTTACAATTCCGGGGCTTGTTTTCTGTCCCGGCTTTTGTTATTCTTTTGTGGAAGCGGCAACGATGGATACCGGAGGAAAACCACCGGAGGTGCCTGTTATTTAGTAAATGCGGGTGATTCTCAATACGAAATTCTTACACAATCTACTCTTGACGGATAAATCAAGATAGCTTAATATTACTTTCAGACGGGCAGAACAGCCCAAACGAAAACAGTGGAGCAAGAAAATGAAAGAAGTCATGATCCTTAAAAAATCCCCTATTTTGCGTGGTGGTTTTATTGCTTACTCGGATGATCTGCTAATTGCAACCGTTGCAAAAATCCTTAAATCAGAAGATGACAGCAAAAAAGGCGTTTATCGTATATGCTTCACACGCGGGAAGCTACAGGGTAAAATTGCCTATGCACACGATCTGCAAGACATAAACGATAAAATTTGCGCTGTTATTGATTACGCGAAATGATTAACCTTGTTTATCATGTGAGCAAAACCAACATT